CGTAGGTTTAGTATTAAGGTCAATCCCATGATGAGTAGTAGTAATTCCATCTACAACGTGAGTACCTGTAGTAACTGTTTTAGGTAACATATCGCCTTGTATTGATAAATTTGAGCCACCAACAGAATATTCATACCCGGTAGAATATGACCACGATTCTATCAACTCAGTTGTATTTTGCTTACTCTCAGTTCTTGCTGTAGTAGAACCTGAATTAAATCCAGGAATAACTGGGACTGCTTGTGTTGGAAGGGAAATAAAGGCTATTAATAATATATAACGCATCAATATTAGTCACCTATTGATAAAGAACTTGTGATAGATCCAGTTACAGAAGTTCCAGATTTTCCTGCGGTTAGTCCTATTGTGCCTCCTGAAACTGATGTGATAGTGGCTGCCAACCCTGTGTTGTCACCCCCTGTGTAGGAAATAGTGTCGCCCAACATTGGAAGTGATCCGATTGCACCCGAACTTAAACTTGTTGCACTTGGGACATCATCACCTTGGATAAATGTTTCGCTAAAAGTTGTAGCTGCACCTGCTGTAGTCTGAGTGTACGAACCTGAACCATGCGTTGCAGCAACTCCTGTTAGAGAGTTATTTGATGATGCTGGAACGTCTAAATGCCCCATAGTCCCTGCTGTCACGCCCGAACTGGACATCGAATATGTACTTCCAATTCGTTTTGCGTGAGAATAACTTCCGTCAACTGACGCTTGCGCTGTAGCTGTGATCTTATGTTCAATACCACCTGAGTAGGCTGGAGCTGCTAATAAAAGCAAAAGGGGAATGAAGCGTTTCATGTAAGCTTGCCTGTTTGTGGATCTACTTCTTTGCCAGAAATAGGATCGATGCGTGGTTTATCTGGTACTAACTTTATAGGAGTCTCGACTCTGATAATGGTATAAGGAACACCATTAGCAAAGCCTCCTGCTGCTTCTGCTTTCTTTTTTTCTTCATCAGCTTTATACGTTCCATCACCTCTTTTTTTTGCTGTCTCAAGTCCAAAACTGGCCAGGGCCCCGGTAAATACACTGGCGATGAAAGTTGGATCTATGCGTTCTTGTTCACCTAATCCTGGGATAGTTACATAATTAAGAGTCAAAATAAATCCACTCCAAACAACAACTCCCAAACGCACAAATGTAGACAAGACTTGCAGTTGTTCTTCTTTATCATCCAAGCCCTCCTTTAGTTTTTGCAGAGGATTTTTCTTTTTTGGTTCGTCTGCTTTTGTTTCGGCCATGCGGAAAAACTAGAAAACATAACTACATTAGTCATAAATGGTTAAAAAGTAATGAAATTCCTTTCTCAGGCACAAAAGGAAGTAATAGCCGAGTCTCATGGCATAACCGTTGAATCGATTAATAACAGAATTGAAATATGGAGTGTCCTTAACGATCCAGATACATCAAAGCCTGATCTTATAGAGGCACAAAAACAATGGATTAAGATCCAGCAAGGAACATGGCCTAACGTAAATGTCTGAAATTGCTGCTGCTTTAATTGGTGCTATGGTGTCAGCGTTGCTGATGGTTTTAGGCAACAGGTCTAATAAAAGGCAAGGCGACATCCGTGAGATCTTTCATCGTCTTAATGCCATAGACAAAGAATTAGTAAGGCTTGATTCAGTTAGACCAAGAAATTGGAGAGGACAATAAAGACTAGAAAACCCTTAGAATCCTCTACAACTCTAAGGGTTTAATAGCTATCCAATAACCAAAATGCTAATGCTTGCTAAGGGGGTGAAGTACAAAAATATTTTAACCATTTCTATGAAAATTACCAATGAAAAAATTATTCTTCAACAGCGAGCGAGGGAAACGCTTTACCCTCTGGGTACTTGAATCTGCTACAGAACAAAGTAACAACAGTCTTACTTCAGAAGACGTTGACTTTATAGAAGCTAGACTATGGCCTAATCGAACGCTAAAACTTCAATGAGTATGTATAAGACAGATTGGTTAGAAGAGGATCGTCAAAGAGTATTAAATATGGAACGCTGGTACATCCTTGACGGCAGACATAGATATGATCATCCTCAACATGGTTTATATACTGGATTAGCAGCTAAAGGAGCAGATCTTGACAGCTTTGACGGAATTGTGTGATTGCTCTCATTGCAAAGAACTGAGAAGGCAACAAGCTAGGCATGGAAAGTGGCAAGAATTATTGCTACATATAAATAAAAACAATGACAAACGAACCAAACACGTTTGATGTGAATTTTGTTTTTGATTTAGCTCAAAGACCTACGCTAGAAGAAGAGTTGCACATGGAAAAAGAGATTAGAGCAATTAGAGAATCAAATGATATTGAAGAACTAAAAAAATATGCAGAAATGTTATCCAGACAAAATCATGAGCAAAGTTATTTTATTGCAGGATGTTTAACAAAGATAGGAAAACTACACGCTACGATTGCATCATTAAAGATGAATATTGAACGACCCAGTAAGACTTTGCTTGAAAAAATATTACGGTTATGATGAGATTGGAGTTGTGATGATGCTCCACTTCGAGAAAACAAGACCTCTTGCTTCAGATCCCCAGAGCAAGAGGTTTTGTTGTCTATGCAGACTGTTTAAATCTAGCGTTACTTCCAGATCCTATCCATTGAATTTCTTGATCTGAAACAGGAACTTCTGGGTATTGAATTGAGTACCAGCGATGCTCACAAGCAGGACATTTTCTACGTCTAATAGTAATTGCATCTTTGGCACGTTTAGTGCATACAACTCTAGTCCTAAGTTGAGAGCACTTAGGGCAAGGACAATAAGTTTGATTCATTATTACGGTGCTGGAACGAGAATGTGTTGAGCGTGTTCTGACGTTCTACCGTCAAGCCATTTCACACCGTAGTAATAACAAATACGACCTCTTGCATTGTGTTTTTCAATGACTTTTATGATCGTTCCAACAGCAGTTCCTGTTGCTAAAAAAACTCCTGTATTTCTTTTTTTATTTACTTGATCACTTAGTTTGTATTTTGGTGCTGTTGAACTGACGGTCATAGTTGTTTTTTAATAAATAGAGTTGTACGAGTTTTTTCTTGCTGTAATGAGCTTTCGTTTCAGCTAATGATTTTAATTCTCTAGAAGGAAGCATTTCAAGAAATCTTGCAAATCCTTCATAAGGTTTAGGACTTCTGTAAACAAAAGGCGAACCAATAAAATCAAGAAGGCTCTTCATCCTTTTTGTTTGCTTGTGTGGTTCGTATCATTTTAGATAAAGCTCTTCCATCTGTTCTATTTTGTATTACTTGCTCCCACTCAGATTGATCTTTAGCAACAGCTTCTGAATATATTTCAGGGCCGTATTCGTTACGAAGGAATTTGTAAATAATATCTCGCAAAACATCAGATCTTTTCTTATCTACTTTTTTGACGTACTCAGATAACAACTCTCCACGGTGAGGTTCTAAAAGTATGTTGATATGTTTTCTACTTTTACCAGGGTAATTAGTTTTATCTTTCATTTTAGTTTTACCTGATTATAGAAAGATACTAGCCGATTAGGAAAGAACATCACATAATTGAGCCTCTTCTATCGAATTATCTAAAGGAATCAGAGTCCATTCGATGCTAGGAGTGTGATTGCAGTAGGCAAGTAAAGATTCTTTGCCTTCAGCTTCAGCAGGAACTAAATCATCATCAGGCCATAAGATTTCTGCGTAGCACCTTCCATGAGTCCATTGTTCTGGTTCGTATTGTGTAGCACGACAAGCAAGAATCGAGTCAGAGACTTCTGCTTCGATGTACATTATTTCAGTTTCAGGATTCCATTCATAATGGTAAATCTCATAAACGTCAGACATTTGTACTCTTAAGTAATTCTTCTATGAGTATAACATAGAACTATTAAATAGGAAGTCTTACGCGCGGGGATATATCAAAATGTGTCCTACGAACCAAAAACATAGTTGCTACCTGTGTTTATCGATAGGACAACCCTATGGGACACTTTTATTGTGTCCTATCCGACGAACCAATAGGACACTTTTCATTTGTCCTATCCATGTGTCCTATGTCAGATCCCGTTCCAACACTAGGTTTTACCCCTGATGGGACACTTTTCTCAACCTCTCCCCGCGCGAGAACAGCTTTATATCTTATTGGTTCGTTAGATTCAACTTCTATTAAACCTCTCTTATGAAGTCTTTGAACTGATTTTCTAATAGCTGCTGGTTTTCCATTGAGTATTGGATCGTCAACTAATTCACTAGCAGTACGTGTAGCTGGATGTACAACTCTCAATCTTTGAAGAACTCTTCCTGTAACGGAAGTTGGAGCTGGATCGTTTTCTACTTCTGGGGTGTGATCTGCAATGGTAAAACTTAAATCCTCTTCCATTCTCATGATCAGTTGAGAACCTTCTCTACCTGATCTTGACTTTTGGATCGTGATTAATCTGCTGAATTGCCCAACTCTTTGAGCTTCTTCTTCTGTTGGTTTTGTAAGTGACCAAACTTCATCAACAGCATCACGAATAGCAGAAGTACCTCTAAAGCCACCGTTCTTATTAGCGTGATGAACAATAACGATTGTTGTTTTAGGGAACAGATTGCCATTGTTTCTAGTTAGCCAATAGAGAGGAGTTGCAAAATCAGATTTGTTTTCATCAAATGCCTTACCTCCACTACAACCAATTAAGGAGTCGATAACAACTAGCTTTGGTTCGTGTTGCTTCATAACCTTTACAAATTGGGCATAGCGTTGAAGTTGCCAATCAGTAAAGATCTGGGTGTTGTCATCTATTGGATAATCAACCTCTTCTAGTTGTTCTTTGAGTTGAGTTAACGGTTGATCGCCATTCAGTAAGAGGACTTTGCCTTGCTCTACTGGTAAAAGATTTCCACGAACGTAAAAGGGAGATCCAGTAGCAATATGTTTTGCTAAAGACCAAGCAGACATAGATTTACCATCACCTCCAGCTCCATAGATCAAGACAACTGAAGGGCTAGGTAAAATATCAGGTATTAAATATTCACGCTTAAGGTTCATATCCATCAACTCTTTAACAGAAAAGATCCCTGTTTGATTTTCGTATTGAAGGTTATCGACAATAATTTTTTCTAAAGCTGCTTGATCTCTATAACCAGCCTGTAATGAAAGAGTATTTAGCTTGTAATTAACTTCTGCTGGATTAGGTAAATCAAGAATCTTATTGGCACGTTTCATCGTTTCCTCAAAGGGAAGCGTAGATAAACGTGTTTCTTGAATCTTCTTCTCTTCAGCCTCTTTAACGATTGCAGCGATGTCTGGTTGAAACCTATGCCTCTGTGGGTCTTCTTTATCTGCTAACCAGATCAAAGTACCTAAACCAACCCCAGAGCCTTTAAACGAGTACCAAGGCGTTGTACAAGGCGTGTGGTGATCGTCAGAGTCTTCCCAGTCTTTAGCGTATTCATTGTCTTGGCTCGACCAATGTGACCAGAGAGCTAAGCCCATGTCGTTTGGTAAGACGGAATGAATACACATTCCAATTTGAATCCAATGATCTCTATTTCCTTGGCCCTTATGACTAATGACTTGTAAGCAGTCACCAATAATTTGAGCTATCTCATCATCCGTTCTATCTGAAAAATCAAGATCTTTTCTATTTTGGGTCGTTACTTTTGGAGGAGCTTTCATCTCAGCTATAAGCCAAGCAGGAGCTTCTGGGATATTCCTTAAGTCGCCGTCAAGTGTGTAAAGACCTGCTGGAGTGTTGGTACGTTCATGGCCTGGGTAAGCACCAAGGATTAAACCTTGTCTTCTATCCCATAAGATTTCATATTCAGATCCTTCATCTTTTCTAAGTCCATGACCTTTGACTTCACTCCAAAGGTTCTCAGGGATTCTAAATAAGTATTTAGCAGCATTTTTCTTAGTGCTAGTAATCTTTGGAGCACCTTTTAAAGTGTGACCCCATTGTTTTTGAAGTCCTTTTAGATCTCCATCAACGTCTAAAATTACAATTCCTTTACCACGAATACCTGTATAAATTCCAACAGCTTGTAAGTTAGGATTTTTACGAAGAGCAAGCTCAACATCAGCAGGGCCAAAGTCCCTATCCCAACTATCTTCTAATGGATTTTTACCTGTAGCCTTACGGCCTGAAATCATAGTTGCGTTCTTCTTATATATTGGAGCGTAAACAAGCCCTTCTACTAAGAAATTTGCAAGATTTAAGTTTGACATCTACAATGAATTACAAGAACAGTATGCACCCCTGACCATTAATTTGGTTGGGGGTGTTTTTTAGCATAGCTTAGATGACACATCACCAAGCCCGTGTTAGGATAATCACGTACAAAAATTAATTTGTACAGCTAACAGCCAGTTTAACTTTAAACTTACTAACTGCAAAAAACAACATGAAATTTTCAGCAACAGCCGAAAAAGAGTATCAAAAATCTCTTGATGCTCCAGAAGGAGGATCAGGTAATGATCGTTATTTTCGACCTAATCAAATTGAAAACAATGAGGAGGTTGAATTTATATTTATAGATGAAGATCCTCTTGAATATTGGCAAGTATTTGGTGAATCAATTGATGATGGAACCAAAAGGCCATTCAGGTTTCCATTAGTTGATGAGAATCCTCCGAGTGATGAAGACATTCTCAAAGAAATGGGTGGTACTTTCAGGAGAACAAAGTGCCTATATGACAATGTTAAACAGGGATTAAAGGCTAATATCTCTGATAGTCCAGCCGTACATTGTTATGTTTGGCCTATATATAATGTTGATAAAAAGACCATTCAAGTATTTGAAGTTAGCCAGCCAAGTATCTTCAAGCAGATTAAAAAAGAAACAGGATTAAAGAAATACCGTAAAGGTGTTGGTTTAGATTCTTCATTCAGTTGCACCCTACATAAAGTTGTAGATGGAGTAACTAAATACACATTCAACATCATGGATCGTGAAGAAGGATTTGATGATGAAAGTGTCAATAAAGAGTGGGATGCTTTGTTGGATGACGGATTTGATATAACTGTATTAATTGGTAACGGAGATCCATTCAATCCTGAAGGAGACTCTTAGATTTGTAGTGGGTTTATTGACTTAGGTTCTGATATTCCTGAGAAAAGTTAACTGCTCGTTTCTTGACGATCAACATTTATGGCAGAGGTGTTTTCGAGTCTCGACCACTCGGATCAAAAGAAACAGTAAAGAGTTGTGTAGTGCAGTAGAGGAGCCACTTCATAATGTTCTCTACAAGTTAATTTCTCAGTAAACCCACTATTTTTCCATTCACTATGACTTATTTCACATCTGCTACTTCTAGTAATCCAAGGCCAGTACCAAAGCTTCATTTATTTTGGGTTTG